ATGAAAATGCCTCTTGAAGTTGAGCTGTACCCCACCCTGCTGACCATGCCCCGATGGTTTGGCACACCCGAGGTCCAGATCCTGCCAGGCCGTCCAGAGCACTACTTCATTGATGAGATCGAGCCCGGGTGGTTTGCCGTCACGGATCTTGACGGGGACCGCATCTACTGCGGGCTTGGCCCGGTATCTGTCGAGAGTTCGCCAGCACCTTTCTGAAAAGACAAAGCCCGCACGCAGCGGGCTTTTTGTTGGTCAGGCAGCTGCCTTGCGCTCCTGGCGCCACCAGGGTGGTGTGAGCAGTGCATTCGGCGAGGCCAGCACAAGGGCCTTGGCGGCCGCTGTGAGCGCCTGGTGCCGCTCCATTTCGCCGAAGGTCAGGCCGCGCCGCTCCATTTCCTGCCGCCTGGCTGCAATGCACTCGCGGGCCTTGCCCTCTGCCTCGGCCAAGGGGTGGGCGGTGACCCATTCGCCGCGCTCAGGGTGGTAGAGGTAGGCATAGGCCACGCCGGCATCGTCATCAAAATGTAACTGCACCTCGTGGCCGCCTACGGCCGCACCGGGGCTCAGGTAGCGCATCTGCGGCATCCCCCCAAAGCTGGTGATACGGGCGGCCGGGCGGCGAGCATTGAATTCTTTGATGAGCTGGCTTGCTGCGTTCATGACGGTTCTCTTTCGTTCGTTGCCGCTGCCATGGATGCTGCGGCCTTGCGTTGATCCCCCGACTGTGGCAGGCATCAGCAGCAAAGCGACATCTCACCAAGCGATCTCAGAACAGCCCAGTGGGCTCGGCCTCCCGATCCCAGCTACTGTAGACCAGCTCGGTGCGCTGCACCCCACTGCCACCACCGCCGACGATGTACGTAATCGGCACGACTTCGACATGCAGACCATCGAAGCACTCTCGAATAGCCGGATGGTCATTGATGCTCAACACCGCCTTGCCCTGCAGGTTGCGCATGCGCTGAGCCATGGCCTCATATTCCGCCCAGGGGAAAGGTACGCCGTAACCCTCGGTTTCCCAGTACGGCGGATCGAGATAAAACAGCGTATGCGGCCGGTCATACCGCTCCATGCAATCTTGCCAGTCCAAGCGTTCGATGTACGCACCGTGGAGCCGCATATGGGCCGCACTCAAGTCCTCCTCGAGGCGCAGCAGGTTGACCGTAGGTGCCGGCGTGGTAGTGCGCGTGCCCCATGTCTGGCCAGAAACCTTGCCCCCGAATGCATGGTGCTGGAGGTAGTAAAACCGCGCCGCGCGCTCGATGTCTGTGAGAGTCTCCGGGCGCGTGATTTGCAGCCACTTGAACACTTCGCGCGAGGACAGCGCCCACTTGAACTGGCGCACAAATTCCTCCAGATGCCTCTGCACGATCCGGTACAGATTGACCAATTCGCCATTGATGTCGTTGATGACCTCGACCTCTGCCGGCGGACGCATGAAGTACAGCGCCGCTCCTCCTGCGAAAACCTCCACATAGCACTTGTGCGAAGGAAAGCGTGGAACGATGAAATCTGCCAAGCGGCGCTTGCCGCCGATCCACGGAACGATGGGGGATGCCATGCTTTGCCTTTCTTCTGGCTCGATAGCCGATGCTAGGCGGCACAGCACGAAGCAATTCCCCCGGGAGGCTACAGATCGTGTGTGCCGTCCATCAATACGCGTGAGGCGTCATAGGCTCGCTCGCAGGCACCGCCCCGGGCGCGGGCTTCGTCAGCAATGCGCGCCAGCTTTCCCGCTCGCTCGTCAGCGCGGCGCTGCAGCTCGGCGAGCAGATCGAGGGCGCCGGTGTCTGGCGAGCACTGTCCGGCAGCGGCGCGAGCCTGGGCGGCGGCACGGTGGGCGGTGATGTAGTTGGCGAGGTCGCCGCGCAGCCGGCCAGCAGCAGCACGGGCAGCATCAGCGTCAGCTGCGGAGCGGGCCAGTTCCTGCCGGACCTGGGTGTCGATGGTGCGGATGTCGTCACGGTGCTTGTCCTCCAGAATTCGATATCGCTCAGATGCTTGGCGCGCGGCCGTGGCCGCCGCCTCTCGCTCGCCGGCCAGCTCGGCGCGGGCCTGGGCCGCATCGCGCTCGCCGCCAAGCCGCGCCAGGGTTTGCCAGGCCAGGAGCGCCGCCAGCACCAGGGCCAGCGCCTGCCAGGCGTAGGCCTGCAGCCGGGCCATCATGGTCTGGCCTCGCTGTAGTAGCCATTGCGGCGCTGGGCTGCGCACGCGGATGCATCGGCGCGCTCACGAGCATCGGGCACGCCGCAGCGTTCCAGCACTTGCCCGGCGCTGATGTACCAGGCCGGCGCCATGTCGGCCTCGGCCGCAGCAACAGTGACTCCAATCATTGATTTCATGACTCCCCCCGCGCCAACAGTCCGGCACTGAAATGCCCATCCCTGCCCCACTGCGCGCAGAGCTCGCGCGAGGTATCGCGGCGATCAACAAGCCCTGGCAGCCGCGTGGGCACGCCGTTCACGGTGCCGTAGACCCATCGCGGCATCTGCTGGCATGCAGCATCGAGTTGACCTGCGTTGGCCAGCCGCAGGACGGTGGTATCTGGTGCGAGCGCAGAGGGCACGTTGTAGGCCATGTCGATAAAGCTGGCCTGCACCCATACGTTGTAGGTGTCCCAGTGCCGCAGCGCGCGCCGCGCCTGACGCTCGGCCTCGCGGTATTTGGGGCGCTCCAAGCGCTCGCAGTCCTCGGGCGTGTAGTAGCGCCCCGCCACCACCTCGGGGCCGGTGACGCCCGCGCAAACGGTCAGCGGCTGCCCTTTACCCAGACGGTCCACATAGGGCATGCCGATGTGCCGGCCGCTGCTCTCGTAGTGCAGCCCGATCTGGCGAGCCAGGGTCACTGCAGGGCTGGGCCCGGCATCCTGAGTGGCGACATATCCGCCAGCAGCCGTAACAGCCAAGCCGGCGGCCGTGGCAAGCAGTCGATTGCGCAGGACTTCGTTCATCGCCCACCTCCACCGACCATCAGGGCCTTCCAGAACGCGATACCGGCCGTGCCGAGCATCACGATGTACGTGATGGGTTTGGCCGCCCTGCCGATCCACTGGAGGACGCGGAAAGCGCCCTGCGCGGCCTTGAACACCTCCAACATTTCCGCCGTGTTGGCGCGGACCATCTCCGTGGCCTCGGTGTTGACACGCAGCTCTGCCTCAATGCGTGTCATGCGAGCGTCGCCCTCGTCCAGGCGCGCTGTGATGGTCCTGCTGGTGTTGGGATTGATGGCTGTGCCGAAGTCATCCTGCATCCGGTCCTCCTTTGATATGGGTTTTAGATTTCGATGAGCACGTAGGGCAGCTGCGGTGCGTCGCCCGTGATGACTTGCGCCTGGATGTAGACACGGCTACCGGCCTGGTGGCCAAACGGATTGCGCACACGCAGTTGCCCATTCCCAGGCATGTCGATGAGGGCCGTCCCATCGCTGTATGCCGCGCTCACCTCCCCGGTGAGAACAGGCTCATCGGGCAACAGTTGTCGAAGACGTTTGTAGAGATTGGTCGTGGTCATGCTGCTTCGCGCTCCACAGTGATCTGCTGCCGCACCACAGGCATGGATGCGCTCAGGCGAGAGGCCCGCACAAGGCCGCGCCAGGTTTGCTTCGTGTCGTCGACTTCGATCAACTGGCCAGGCAGGATCAGTCCAGGAGAAGTTCCTCCAGTGATGAGAGGCATCGTGATGCTCTGCATCAGCTTGTTGCCCGCAGCCCCCAGAATGGCTTCGCCTCGCTGACGCGCGGCCACGGCATCCGTGATGAGTGCATCAGTCACATCCGGGGCAAGCACATCGCCTGCCGACGCCGCCCTGCGCACGTGCCCCTGGATGCCCCCAATCTGCCCCACCACATAGACTGCGTTGTAGCTGGCACGCGGCTCGGGACTGAGGTCGTCCGTCACGATCACATCCGCCGGCATGCGCACATCAGGTGTCGTTGCGGCCCAATGCCATGGCAAGGCCGGGTATCGGGGGGCGATGATCAGTTGCTCCTGCGTCCTGTGACTGCGCACGACAGCACCGATAGATTCCGCCACCCGCATGACAGCGGACAACGGCGTGCCGCGGTGACTCCAGGCGCCGGCCGGCACCAGCCAGTCGCTGACGCGCCAATCGATACCGACCCCCGTGAACTCCAAGGCATTGAGGATCAGTTGCTGCGCGGTGGCGGGCTGCGTGGACAGCCAGGTCGATTCCGGCATCGGACTGCCCAGCAACGCTGTCACACTGGCCCCCTGGACAGACACGCTGTGCTCACCAAAGCGCCGCGAACGACTGAGGCTCTGCACGGCAAACACAAAATCGATGCCATCCACCACCACCCGAACTCTGGCAGGAAGGCCGCCCGATGGGGCCAGTTGATCCAGCAGGTGCTCAGGGCCGTTGGCGGAAAAGCTCCATCCAAAGCCGTCGTCCTCGCTGGCAATAACGACATCGCGCAGGACGACCGGCTCCATGCTTGGCAGCAGGGCCGCCTCCATCGTGTGTACCGTCATATAGACCTTGAGTTTGGGTATGACATAGCGCGGCGGCTCGGGATTGACGCCGCCCTTGCAACAGAAGAAAACCAGCTCGGTGCTGGCGGTCCAGGCCTGCGAAAACACCAGCTCGACCGCGCCCCCAGGCGGCGGGACATAGCACGGCGGCGGCTTGGGCGGATCGACCGGCCGGCCCGGCGTGATGCCCGGCGGCGGCACCATGGCGTCCTGATACCGCGCACCGCCCATGACCACGGCCAGCTGCAGGGCGTCGCCCATGCTGCTGGTGTGCCAGGCACCCCGCTGCAGGCCGTCGCCGAAGGCCTGCACGGTGGCGCGGCGCACGCGGATGGCTTCCTCGAATCGCTGCAGCACAGCCGCCTGGGCGGCCAGGGCGTTGTCCATGCCCTGGCGCGCGGCCAGGTGGACGCGGATGGCTTCCTGCCAGGCCTGGGCGGTGATGCCAGCCACGGCCAGGGCGTTGCCCATGCCCTGGCGCGTGTCCAGGCGCAGGCGCTGCGAGTCCTGCCAGCGGTGCACGGTGGCCGCGCCGGCAGCCACGGCCTGGCCGCCACCGATGCGCGTGGTGCTGCTGGCCACGGCCGACTGCTGGTAGACCGACACCAGGACGCCACGCGCAACTGCGGCCTCTTGGAAGGCAGACAGCGTGCCGCCCACGGCCGGCCGGTCGGTGCGCGTCTGGTAGACAACGCCGAGCGCGACCCGCGCGCCAGGCAGCCGGATGGCAGTGGCAGCTGTCTTGCGCCGCAGGGCACGGATGCCCACGCGGGCGCCTGGCAGGCGGATGGCCGCCCGTGCGACCGCGTCCTGCCCCGAGCCCGAATCGTCCTCATTGCCGAACACCAGCTCGTTGGGCGAACCACCGGCCAGCGGACGACGGAAGATCAGCTCGATGATCGCCATGGGCTACTCGATGTAGCTGGTAGGGGCCAGCGTGAGGTAGCCGCCCGCGTACAGCTGCGTGCTGTCGGGGATCTGGATCTGGCCGTCGCCGCCTTCTGCTGACACATCCACGTCCATCACCAGGGCGCCCGCTGCAGACACGATGCGGCCCCAGGTCGCAATGCCGGACTCAAGGATCATGGCGCCTGCTGCATCGCGGGCCAGCAGCCGCAGCCGGCCGGCCACGATCTCGCCGCAGGGCCTGGCCAGCGGCAGCTCCACCAGTATGGGCAGGGCCGAGGGCTCGCCGAAGGCAGGCCGCTCGGCGTCTGCGAAGAAGCGCACGCAGGCCGTGCCCGAGCCCACGTCCAGCAGCAGATCGCGCAGGCCCTGCAGGCGGGCCTCGTTCGCGGCCATGGTGATTTCAACGCCGCGCTGTGTCATGGCATGGCCTCCGGCGTGACGCGGTCGGCGACCACGGCGCGGAAGTCGCCCTCATGGTCGTAGCTGAGCACGGTGTATGCGATGGTGCTGTCGATGCGCAGGAACTCGTAGTCGCCCTGGGCATTGCTCCATGTCTCACGGATCAGCAGGCCATCGCGGTCGCGGTACAGACGCACGCGGCGCGAGACGGGCACCTTGGGACTGTTCTTGTCTTCCTGCTCGACGGTGCGACCACGCACGCGGCCCAGGCCGTTGCCGCCGAGCACGAAGTCCAGTTGCCCGGCCGTTCGGACCCGCAGCGGCCTGGCGATGTTGGAAGAGATCTCCCGGCCGCCAACGCCGACCACGGCGTTCAGCCCCAACACACTGACGGGGTAAGTGACTTGCGCCATGGTCATCAACGCCAGGGGCCTGTGATGTCGACGAATCCGTAGCCGGAGGGCGCGCCAGTAGACGTCGAGTGGGGCAATGCCAGCAGGCGTTTGTCAGTGCCATCTTCCAACAAATAGGTGTCTCGTTCAAAGTACGGTGCGGTATTTGCCTGGGGCACATATCGGAAGCCAGGTATGAGCGCCCGAGGAACAGCCACCGAGACCGGACTGTTATCCACGTAGGTGCGTGTGAACTTGAGTTCGCCATCCACATCGCTGGGGAAGTTCCCCAAAAAGCTGTCTGCCCCAGACGAGGCCGGCCCAATAAAACTGATGTAACGCGGAGCCACAGCGCTACCCAACCCCGTTATTGCCCTCGGCAGATAGAGTCTGGAATTCGTTGTATTCTGCTCAAGCGAACCAGAGGATGGGGTTGCGTATCCATCGGTAAGGTTTGTCGACCCCATGAGCACCGCGGCAAATGCATCGCCTGCACGACGCAACGCCAGCAAGTCACCGAATGCGCGACTCCCGCCGGCAGTAGCTGCAGTCGAACTTGAGGAACCCGGAGCCACGTTTTCGAGGAAAAAACGCGTGTCACCGACCAGGCACCACCGCACCGCCGCCGAGCTTGCAACTGTGCTTTTGCCCCAATACAAACCCACAGCCTGCTGGGCGGCAGTAGGAAACGGCCCTTGCCCCACATCGATGGCCGACATGCTCTCGTAGCCGCGCATGGCGGTCGTGCGGGTGTCTCGGTCATCCACATAGAGGTACATGCCGTAGCTTTGCGGATCGGTGGACCGATACACAGCCTGGTTGGTCCCAGAGAACGGCTTGGCCCAGCCCAGCGGCGCGTACTTGAAAGTGATGCCCGCGCCGGTGTCCACGCTGTCAGGCGCGGCAGTGCGAAACCGGAAAAGGCCACTGGCAGACTCGGACACCCGCTGCTCGCCGTTGAGCAGGGCCTGCGCGGCGCCATCAATCAGCAGCACGCTGTCCGGCGGCGGCGGCAGTGCCGCGCCCGTTGTGAATTCCACTGTGGCCACGCCGGCCGCCACGGTGATGCGCGTGGCTGCGCGCAGGCCGAAGCCCGTGACCAGACAGGCATCGAGCACAGCAATTTTGCTGCCCACTTGGCCGGCCTGCACGGGCGCCCCATACATGGTTGAGAGAAAGTGCTTGACGCTGGTATCGACAAGGGATGCCATGGGTGTTCTCCAAAAAATCAGGGACGGTCGACGCTGCCGCGCACCAGGTGCTCGAACTGGTAGTCGTCGGCCACAGCCTCGCTGGGCTGCACGGTGCGGATGAGGGCATGGGGGGCAATGCCGCCCTCGGTGTTGATGCGCAGCACGTTGCCGGCGCTCCAACCCTGGCCCCAGCCGAGGGCGCGGATCGTGATGTAGGGCACGCCGCTGATCGGGTTGATGGGCGCGAAATCCACGTTGGTGGAGCCCGTGCCCAGGTTGCCGACGTGCTCGCCGATGAACTCGAAGGTTGTCGCGCTGGTGAAGCGGCACATCCAGCGCTCGGGCAGCGCGCCGGCATTGGTGACGAGCAGGGGCGCGATGGTGTCGTTGTAGCTGGCGAGGGCCTCGGGACCATCGACCGTGTCCTGCCATTTGTTGGTCCAGGTGGCCTGGTCAAACATCTGGCTGACACGGGCGCGCAGCGTACCTGCCATCAGCGCGCTGGAGACCACGCTGCCAACAGGAAACTCATGACTGAGCTGCTTGGTGATCGCCAGCATGCCGTTGATCTGCACATCGCTGACCCGCGCCATCTCTTCGATGCGGTGCTGGAAGGTCACGGGCTGGGACCAGCCCGTGATGTCGCTGACGGTGATCTTGCCGGCCTCCAGATCCACGCTCCAGCCCTGCTGGATACGCTGGCCATCGGCGCCGATGACATAGGCGCGCGAGAGCCGCACGCGGCCGCAGTTGATGACCTGGCCGTTGGCCACGGTGACGGGGCCGACCTGGCCTGTGTGGCCGATAACGATGTAGCTGCCCACGCGGTAGATGGGCACGCGGCCATCGGGCGGCAGCCGCACGGGGTCCAGGCCGATGACGTCCGCGTCCAGCGGCAGGTAGAAGTAGCTGACGCTGTTGTAGCGCAGCGTGGTTGGGTCCACGGGCCAGGGGCGCCATATGCGGTTCGGCTGGACGGCGCCGATGTCATCGGCCGAATACCACCATTCGGTCTTCTGGGCAGGGGTCAGCGAGGTGTCCAGCACATAGTCGCCAAACTGCAGCTCGACCACGCCGCTCTGATAGTCGATCTTGCCGCGCAGGTGCGTGCCCGAGATGACGCCATCGATGCCGGCCGATGCCGTGATCTGCTCGCCGGTGGCATCAGACAGGTTCATGACAAAGCCGCTGGGCTTGATGGGCGCGGCGGCCGTGCGCATGAAGATGCTGGCCGTGGTCCAGTTCTGGCGAACGGTCCACAGGCTCTCGACCACCAGGTCGGTGGCCGGGCCATCGACCACATAGTCGAAGATCCGCGCCACGCCGCTGGAGTAGTCCAGCGCGCCAGCCACAATGCCCAGGGCCGTGGACGTGCGGTCGCGCACCAGCACGCCGTCGTAGTCCTCGTAGACATGGCCCATCCACCGAAACCGCACGCTGCCCGGCACGATGTAGTCGGTGGTGTAGGGGCACAGGTCCAGCACCACCGGCTCGGGCGTGAAGTTCATGACATGGTGCTGGGCACTGGCGAAGTCCTCTGCGTAGGTCACCGTCACCGTGCTCGCCGCCAGCAGTTCCTCGCTGACCGAGGTATCGCTGCGATCACCACCCTTGGAGACCGTCGAAAAGCTCGGGTCACTACCACCGCCGCCCATCGTGGTCTCTTCAAAGCTCAGGGCATTTTCATAGTCGCTGTTGTAGCCCTCGGTCTTGCTGTCCAGCTGGACAAACTTGATGTTGAGGAACTTGCCCGCGTAGTTGATGGTGCCATCCGGGCCGAACGTGCCCTGGCCGTCATCGGTCAACAGGTGGCGCACGGTGTCTTGGGTCTTGCTGGTCTGGTAGCTGGACCGGCTGTGCGTGGACGACGAGCTGGCCGAGGTCTTGGTGGTCTGCAAGACGATGCCAGAGGAAACTCCTGCCATGGTTTTTCTCCCTTGATTGATCAGGCGCCCCAGCGCCGGTATTCCACGCCGCCGATGGACTTGACGCCCGCCGTGTACTCGGCATCCGTCCAGACCACGCCATCGACATCGGGCGGCACGTACTGATTGCCCGTGGGCGAGCTGGTGGCGCCGACCTCGATGTAGACGGACCCGCCGCTGGCGCGCGCCCCGCCCTGGGCCATGTACTTGCCCGTGGTCGAGCCATCGGACAGGGGTACGCGCGAGGTGATGACGGGCGCAGGCGCCGGGGGCACCTGAGGCAGGTAGCTGAATTTGCCGCTGCCGCCGTTTTTGGAGGCCGAGGTGCCACCGGATGAGGCGCCGGAGCTGGCCGAGAGATTGCGCACTGTGATCCATCCCACGGACACGGTGCCGGGCGCAGGGATGGTGTCCAAGGTGATCGCACCGTAGCCGCCTGCGTCGAGGACGACCGTGACGTTCTTGCTCACTGTCACGGCATAGTCGTACTCAATGGCGAACTGCCCACCTGCGTCGATCATGAATTGCGGGCGCAGCAGCAGCGCGGCCGAGGCGTAGTTGATCTCGCCCGTGGCGGCGCCCTGCAGGTCGCCCTGGCCGTTGTCCGTGGCCGTGCGCAGCACGCCGCCTGAGGTCCACTTGATGACCAGAGAGCCCGGTTTGATGCCCTGGTGCGGCAGGCGCATGGCGTGCTCGGGCAGCCGCCAACCCGTGGCACTGGAGCGGTTCACGAAGGCCGAGGCCTCACCCCACTGGAAGATGATGGAGCTGCCCACGTCTGGCAGTGCGGGCAGCGTCACGGACACCGAGCCGTTCGCATAGTTGACGGTGCCCACGGCCGAGCCCGTCAGCTCGCCCTGGCCGTTGTCGGATGCGGTGTACCAGACGCCCATCACCTGGAACGACACCACCAGGGTGTTCGGCGCCGGAAAAGGCTTGAGGATGGCCACCCAGCTGAAACTGCGGTTTTCCTGGCCAACCTTGATGCGGCGCGTATGCGGCGCATTGGGCACGCGGATCTCGCGCGGCGAGGTGGCGAGCACCAACTCCCGCACGCCGGCCGGGCGCTGGTCCAGCGCCGCGGTCTCGGTGCGGGAGTTGGGCACCAGCTGGGTGTAGATGCTGGCCACGCGCAGCATGCTCTCGCCCAACTGCACAGCAGAGGTCAGCGGCTGCGCGCCATAGAAGCTGGCCGCGTCCGCCACGGTCGTGTCCCGGATGCGTGTCTTGCTGGCGTCCACCGCATAGCCACGGTTTGGAGGCGACCCAGGGAATGCGCTGCGCAGCCGGGGGGTTATCTCGCACGTTGTGACGCTGGCGGTGTAGTCCGTGTAGCCGCCGCTGCTTGAGTAGGAAAACTGCAGTGTCTCGGTCTCGGCGCGCAGCACGCGCACGTACTGCAGCACCTGACTGGCCAGGCCCTCGTTGTAGACGAGGATCAGCGTGCGGCCGATGGTCGGCGCTGGCGTGCCGGGCCGGTGGAAGATCTTGATGGAGGCCTGGCCCTGGACGTGGTTCTCCAGCAGGTAGCCGCCCCACTCCGTGCCCGGGATGAGATAGGCCGCGATGGCGGCGGCGATTTCCGAACGGCGCGCGAACACGCCGCAGGGCGCGATGGTGATGGACACATTCGGGTCGTTGGGCACGGCCGAGACAATGATGTTGGTGTCCATGAGCGGCTCGGTCGTCGGGGTCTGCACCGCCGCATGCACCTGGCGGATGGACACGTCGCCGCCGGCCCGGTCGACCTCGGTGATGTCCTCGAAGACGCCATTGCTCTTGCCCCAGGGGATGACGTTGCCCGTGGGGCCGCCGCCGCCGTTGGCGTCATCGGTCATCACCTTGGATTCGAGCAGGCGGATGTCGCCGTCTTTAATGGTCATGTGGTGGGTTCTCTCAAACAGTGATGAGCCGCAGCGTCGCTACATAAGGGTTGGACAACGCAGGCCTTTCTGGCCTGCCTACGGGTTGAGCCTTGATGGGCGCACCCTCAGCAAACTGCACACGGAAACTGCGGCCATCAGCCAGCACCAAGTCATGCGTCTGGCCAACTTGGTCCGCCAGCGCGTAAAGATCGAGGAGTGTTGCCCTGCGAATCCAACCCTGATCCTCGACCCCCTCCAACGTGATGGGCCGGCCTGCGGCCATGGCGACGGCGTCCACAACCAGCGCGCCAGTGATACTGCGGCCGAAGCTTTTGGAGACGGCGCTCCAGTCGAACTCGTCGGTCCAGAGCATCCCGGCAGGGAGCTCCAGGGCACCAAGAAGGTGGTGGCTTGCTGTCATGTTCAGGACCCCGTGAGCGATTTGGCACGCTCGAGTTCAGACATCAGGGACCGCATCGCGCGCTGCATGGTTTGCTCGCCTTCTGTGTCGGTCCTGATGCGGCCCTGGTCCTGGCCATTGACCTGCAGGTTGATCGTGACCGACTGCGATCCGAACATGCTGTTGTTCGATGGACGTTCAACCTCTGGGGCAGACTTGGGCGTCGCCCCTGACTCCGTCCCCTTGAGGAACGCAACGCGTTGATTTGCCTCGAATTTGCCGTCGCCGTACTTGTAGTAGTCGGCCATGTTTCCGAGGGCTTGGGCCAACGTGCCAAACTGACCGCCCCAACGTTTCTGTGCATCGTTGGCGACATACGGAACGGTTCCGTCGGCATTCGTGAACTGCTTTGCCAAGTCCTCGGCCAGAAGCTCGTCCAAGCCTGCCTGCTGCAGGTATTCGATAATGGCTGCGCGAGTCCATATCCATTGCTGCTGGACGTTCCCCTTTGCATCCGAGGTGAAGCCGTCCTTGTTACGAAACTGGGCGCCGCCAGAGCCAATCTGCTGAACTCCATCACCCAGCTGCTCCCCACTGGAACCGTTTTGCCCAGGACGCCCGTATTTGTCGTTCATGCGCTGCTTAAACTCGCGCGCCGCCTCGCTGGCTTCGTTGATGGAAGTCCGCACTCCACCCCACTGGTTCCGAATGTTGGTGCTGGCACTGCCACTAGTGCTGGCAGCTCGCTCAAATTCATTTCGCAGCGTGACGACTGACTTACCTCCCTCACCTACCTCGATGCGTACACCCCGCGCTGCTGCTTCGGCGGCAACCCATGAAGGGGCGACCCCCTTGTTGGCAGCAATTGCATCTTCAGCAGCTTTTTTGAATGCTCCGCTCAAATCCTCCGCTGTGGCGACACCAGAGTTCTTGATGATTTCGTAATCGCGACGGGCGTTGGTGGCCTGGTCTTTCAATGCCTGAGAGCTGACAACGCCCAAACGATCGAAGGCAGCCTTGAGCTGCTCGGCCGCATCCTGCGCGGCCTTGCCCGCGTCCGCCGCTGCGCCCGGGGTCTCGCGCAGCTTCTTGTTGATCTGCTCGAGCTTAACGGCAGCAGCATCAAGGTTTCCTGCCTGAACAAACTGCTGATACTCTGCGCGGAGTTGCACCAATGAATCACGATGCTGTTGAGCTGCAATGCGTGCTGCCTCATCAGCACGGGCCTTCTTTTCGATGGCTTGGCGAGCAGCAGTGTTGGCATCAGCGGCCTGGGTCAGCACCTCTGCCATGCGCGACATGGCCCGATCCGACTGTTGAGCGGAGCCTGCTGTCTGGTCCATGGTCCCCGCCAAACCAAAAAATCCATCTCGGGCTTTTTGGGCTGCATCGGCAGTGTCTTGCAGAGACTGCGCGGCTTTGTCACGCATCGCCTGGGCAGCATCGCTGAACCCCTCCGCCGCGAGCACGGCGTCAGCAGCTGCGAGCTTGAAGGATTCGGAGAGCGAGCCAAAGGTGACAGATGCCAGCCCCGCCCGCAGCTTGGACACGCCCGTCATGATGCCACTGGCCACTTCGGCAAACACAGTGCCCAAGCCATAAATAACCGTCAAAACCGCATTCGAGCCTGCGGTCATCACACCCCAGACCAGTTGAAGTGTGTTGCCGGCATTGGTCGCATACTCACCGACTTTGGCGAATGCTGCATTCGTCTCTTCAGCGAAAGTCTGGAGCTTCGATATCACGACCTGAAAATCAATGGTCAGCAAGAACTGCCGCACGTAATCAATGCCGTTCTTGAAAGCAGTAGCAATGGAATCGCCAAATTTCGTGACCGTTCCATCCGCAACGATTCCCCGCAAAGCAGTTGCGAGCTCCTCGAACGCCTGCTTGAGGACAGGCAAAACCGGAGTGGCCAAAGCAGTGGTCAGCGAATCCCATACGCTGGACAGTCCTTTGATGGAGCCATTCAGGTTATCGGACATCGTCTTGGCAGTGGAGGCAGCGCTGCCCTCGGCATCACGCAGCTTTCCGGTCAGTTCGTCCAGAGCGCCCATGCCCTGGTTCAGCAACGCACGCAGGGCTGGTCCCGCCTCCAGGCCCACCGCATTGATGGCACGCGCGCCCTCGGGACCCTTGGCGGCCAGCTCATGCAAGGCTTTCTCGAAATCGTTGGTGATGATGCCGGCCGACGCCAGCTCGCGGCGGAACTGGCTGGCTGGGTTGGCAAACTGGCTCAACACGGAATTAAGGGCCGTACCTGCACGACTCGCATCGATGCCAGCGTCCGCGAATTTGCCGATGATGGCGACCGTGCTTTCCAGGCTGATGCCCAGCGTATTAGCCACAGGCGCCGCATAGCTCAGCGCTTGCGCCAGGCCCTCCACGCTGGTGTTGGTGGCATTGGCGCCCTTGGCCAGCACGTCGGCCACGCGCCCTGCGTCATTGAAGGACAGGCCCATGCCCATCACAGCCTTGGTCACATACTCGCTGGCCTGGCCAAGGGCGATGTCGCCAGCCTGAGCCAAGCTGAGCACTGCTGGCAGTGCCGCCACGCTGTCCTTGGCAGACAGGCCAGCCTTCGCCAGGTTCTCCAGCGCCCCGGCCGCCTCCACGCTGGTGTACTTGGTGTTCGCCCCCGCGTCCTCTGCCGCCTTCCTCAGCGCAGCCATCTCCTCGGCCGTGCCGTCGGTTGCGGCCTTGACACGGCTCATCGCCTCTTCAAAGTTCGCCGCGCCCTTGACCGCGCCGGCAAAGGCCGAGACACCGAGGTAGCTGAGGATGGCCGCGCCGATAGCCACGATCGTGGCCTGCAGTCGACCAAACACCGCCGAGGCGTTGTCCTTGGCGTTGATGATGATCTCGATGGGCTTGAATGCCATGGTGCGTGCAGTTGTGGGCTACGGGATGGCGCGGTGGTTGGGGCTGCGGCCTCGCGAAGCGGCAGTCCCAACCACCCAGGATGGGCCGGGTGGTTGGGAGGCGATCAGGGCATGGGGACCGGACGGCCGTCGCAGTACACGGCTTCGGCATTGGCGGGCTTGAGCACCTCCAGGCCCATTTCCATGGCGACCGGGTCGGTGCCTTCGGCAATCAGCGGCAAGTCGCCGTTGGGCGACAGCGTGACCTTGGGCAGGTACCAGTCGCGATTTCCACCTGCGGCGTTGTCCGACACGATGCGCAAGGCTCCGGACAGCTCGGCCTTGGCACCGGAGGCGACGGCCTCGTACTGGCCGGCCACGGGCGTGTAGCCGAACGCCACCTTGCCCGCCGGGATGCCGCCTGTTTCGCGTTCGAGAATCTGCACGCGACCGGTCTCGAGGTCGACGTTGTAGTGCACGCCAGCGTCGAATGTGGTCTGGCCATCCTCGCTCTTGACGGTGACGCCCGTCACGTTGCGCACGCCCAGGGGGTTGGCTGCAGTAGCACCGAGCTGGTACTGGCGGCCGGGCAGCACGGATCGAATTTCGTCGGTGACAGGCGTGGCCTGTTGCACCTTGCGTGCATAGGTACCCGCGAGCCACAGGGCGGCGTTTTGCGGCGAGAAGTTGTCCACCGAGACGCTGCCCGTGCGGTTGATCTGCACGACCCAGCTGCCGTCCTTCTCACGCAGTCCGGTCTGGCTGCTGTAGTGCTCAGACTTCTCGCTGGCGACGGTGAGCTTGATGTCCGGGCAGTTGCCCAGATCAATCTCACCGGTCAGCTCCTCGCTGGCGTTGAACGGGTCGAAATAGGCCCGGCCGCGGGGGATCAGGTATTGATTGCGGGTGTGTTGGATCGGCATCGCGGATGCTCCTGAATGAATGGGTTGTCAGTTCTGACCATCGACCATGGTCGTGGTCGTGAATGCGATCTCGAAGCCCACCAGGCCTGAATCGCTGAAGGCCGCTTCCCGGACTGTGGCGAACTGCAGGGACGTCCACTGCATGCCTGCCACGGCGCCGGGGGACCAGTTGTGCAGGGCGCCGATGACGGCACGAAGCGCCGCGCCCAGTTGCCCTGCTGCGGTGTCGCCGCGCTGGACGACCAGCCCCACCGTCCAGGCGGATTGCAACTGGGCCACCGTGCGCCGCTCCGCTCCGCCAGCAGCCCCGCTCATACGCACATCGGCGCCAGGCACCTTGCGTCGGTCGGCGGCCTCTGATCCGCCGCTGACGCGCCAGCCCGTGAAGGCTGGCAGTGAAGCAAGACGCTGAACAAGGATGGGTTCCAGCTCCAGCATCAGTCGCCTCCTGGCATTACGGAGAACGTGGCCCAGCCGCCAGCGTCCGGGATGACGGCGCTGGAAACGATGTAGGGCTGGCCATCGACCACAAGGCCGTGTTCGCCTTCGGCAATGCCAGGCGCATTGGCCACGCACATTGACACCGTCAAGCGCACCGCTGAGACGGTCTCTGGCATGTAGTCCTCGTCCTCACTGTCGAAGAGCACGCCAAACTCGAACCCGCCTTGCCATGTGGCAATCGCATTGGACAGACGCTGCTGAACGGCAGCGCCCAGTCGGGACTGAGCTGCAGCGAAGGGCGCGAGGTTCGGCGCGGCAGACATCAGGCCGCCACCGTGCCGGGCACGCCTGTGAACTTGACGTCCACCCACTCGGCCGCCTGAGCAGCCGAAGCCCAGGCGACCGCAGCGGGCCCGGATACATCGCCCGCAGCAGTTGCGCCGACAGTGAATGCCTGGGTAGCCTTTTTGAAGACCAGCGCCACGCCCTGGCCAATGGCCGCCCCAGCAACCTTGGGGACACGGAAGACGCCATCGACTGCCACCGATCCAACGGCGCCAGGCGCAATGCTGACCAGGGCAACGCCCAGGGTGCTGCCGGCGACCACGACATCTCCGCTATTCACGATTTCCGCGCCTGTGTTGACGTAGTCCATCACCCGGCCGGGTGCAATGTGGTTATTTGCCATTTGCTGCTACTCCTTTGATAGCAATGCGCTCAGGCGCCTGCGTTGGTGGCGATACCGCGCCAGTCATGAGCGCCGACGCCGTAGTCAAGGCGCACCTTGAAGCGGGTGCCGTCGGTCGTGAAGGCGGATTCCTGCTCAAGGAAAGGCGTATCCACACCGTCGAGGAAAGCCACCTCGATGGCTGCGGCCTCGTTCGGATCGGTGAGCGCGTAGTGGCGCGTGCCTTCCAGACGCGGAGAACCCACGATGTCCCGGAAGAGGCCCAGGCTGATGTTGGGCGTCAGGGCATTCTTGGATGTGCTTGGCTCGTACTGGGCCTGGTTCACCAGCTTTGCGAGTGCCTCCAGGCCTAGCGGGCCCAGCCACACTGCGGGCAGGAGGTTGAGAAAATCGTTTTTGCTGATGTCCTTGTGCTTGGCCATGAGCACGCGGAAGTCTTGGAACGACTGGGTCGTCGGCCCGGCCGCTGCAGTCACCACGTTGCCGTGGTCAGCGTGCAGCAGGGTCTTGCCGTCGTCCATCGTGGGGCCCATGCCGTTGTTTTCGGCCAGCAGCTTGTAGACATCCGTTTCAACGGTACGGGCAGCACTGCGGCCCATGGCTGCGGCCTGATCTGTGAGAGCGCCCAGGTCATCGTTGATCACCATCTCGCGGCTGAGATTGATGATGTAGCCCTTGGTATCAGCAGAGATGCTGGATTTTTCGCCATCGGGGATGGCGATGGACTTGTACTCGCCCAGTTCATTTTTGGGCTGCAGATTGCCCAGGGAGCCAGCGCGCAGCCGGTGATGCGCGCGGAAATCGGATACAGAGCCGCGCTTGCAAAAGCGCTGCCAGGTCAGCGCCTGCACCGAGTAGGCCGACAGCAGCGTGCGATGGATCGCATCCGTGAGCAGGATGGGGAAATCGCTGGTCGACTGGGTGAAAGCTGCGGCGACGAGGTCGCGCTTGTCCATGCCACGGGCCGACACGCCGATGCGCTCCAGCGATGCACGCGCCATCTCCACAAGGCTCATGCCCCGGTAGGGATTGCTCGCCTGCGCAGCCACCTGATCCTTGGTGGCGTAGCCTGCACGCACCAACAGCGCAGCGACAGCCGCACCACGACGCTTGTCGGTTTCGTCTTCCACCGTGGCAAGGCCTGCAACGGGGGTAGCCTGGGAGCCGAGGTGCGCCAGAAGGCGTGCGCCGGCTGCCTCGGCGGTGATGCCATAGTCATCCTCGCAGGTCTGCTGCAGCGCAACCACCCCAGGGCGATCGGAGAATGCGGCAAAAGCCGTGCGAATGGACTGGCGCCGCGTCTGGTCGGCGGCCAGCACGGAGGCTGCGTCAGGCGCGGTGGCTGCTGCAGGTGCGGCGCTTCCGCCACCTGCAGCAGCGGCGCCGGAAGCGCCAATGGCGTTTTGCGGCGAGTGCTTGCGGTTCTTGTTCATGGATTCCTCTTGAGGAGCGGATGGCGCGGCTGTGGCCGCAGATGAGCCCACCGTCTGCGCCAAGGCGGACGGCAGGGAGCGATAGCGGGAAATCGGCAGGTCGCGGGAAGCGCTGGCCGCAATGGGATGGGCCTCAGTGACTTCGTCGACAAAGCCAGCGGCCTTGGCCTCGGCCGCCGTGTAGTAGTGGTCCTTGCCGTCCGTGAGCAGCGCCAGGGCGCCGTCGTGGTCATTGGTACGGGCCGCATAGCTGGTCGCCATCGCTGCAGCCCAGGTATCCAGCTGATCGGCAAGATCACGCAGCTCTGCCGCGTTGCCAGCGGCATAGGTCCAGGGCGCATGGATCATGAGCATGGCGTTGTCGGCCATGTGGACCTTGTCTCCGCCCATGGCAATCAGGCTGGCGATGGAGAACGCCATGCCATCCACCTCGACGGTGACGGTGGCCTTGTGGCGCCGCATGGCGTTATAGATGGCCAGGCCATCCGGCACGCTGCCTCCCACGCTGTTGATGCGGATGGTGATCGCTTCAACGTCCAGCGCCTGCAGCTCGGCCACAAAGTCCCGGGCACTGACTGTTTCATCCCACCAGCTCTCACCGATGTCGCCATAGATGAAGATTTCAGCGGCAGCCAGCGTGCCGGCTGCAGCAGCGGCCATGGCGCTCTTGCGCCGGATCGCGTACCACTTCTGGGATGTGCTCATGTGAAACTGCCTGCATTCGTTGAGCCCAAACAAGGGCGAATGCAGGCAGTTTCTTTTTCTCGGCGTCCCATTTCTTGCCGAGAAATGGGACTATTTGCAAATCAGTAGGGGTCAGGTGTCTGGCGTGACCTTGACCCCCTCCTCCTGGTCGGGGTCCCCACTGCCATCGGGCGCCAATGGTGCTGCCCGGTCATCCGCAGGATTTGAAGCCATGCGGAGGCCCCTCTCTGCGGCATCGCGCCGAAACTGTTGAATCTGGTCCAGCGTCTCCCGTGGATTACCGCCCCTTCGCCGTATGACCTCGACCTCGCTGGCAAAGCCTCCGCGAACCAGTTTCTCCCATGCGTTGGCCTCTTTGAGCGGATCGATCCATGGCATGGCTTGGCCTATCAGCAAACACTCAGACTCCGTCCCAGGTTCGACATCTTTGGGGATAGGCAAGACGTTGCTCAGGTGCGCAACACGTACCAGGGTTTCCCAAACTGGCAGGCTGAACTGCCCCGCGAAGTCGTCGGCCAGCACCGCATAGTGCACCCATTGCTCCACCAGCTCCTGGCGCAACGCGCTGTAGGTCCCGCTGTAGTCGCGGCTGATGCTGCTGTAGCTGGCACCGATCCCCGCCGCATAGGCGCGCAACTGACCGCTACGCCAAGCCACGAGGTTGGGGTTGGGCCGATTGGTATCAATCAGCCCGATCTCTTCGCCCACCATCAGGTCGTCGAAGATCATTCCCGGCTGCATGCGCATTTCACGCGGTATCGGCCTTCCATCTTCGTCTTTCTCGCGCCTATCTTGGTCGGGATCGAATCCGTCCGTGCCCGCATTGCGCTTCACGTATGCCGCCATAGATGCGGCGATTTTGGCGGCAATTCGTTCACTTTCCTCGTAGTCCTTGAGATCTTCGACGCGATTGAGCACACTGGCGAACTCGCTGATACCGCGCCACTGGTGAAGTCGATCCATGGTCGAGACATGCAGCATGTTGGCGGCCGGGATGCTCTTGAGATCGGTCGGCGAGATCCACGCCCCAGCCTCACGGGGGTCACGTCGGAAGACGTGGTAGTTCACAGGCCGGCCCCAGTCATTGACCTGAATGCCTTGGCGGATCTTGCGGCTCAGGTCGCTGTACTCCAACGGGACGAAATCCGCCTCCAGCAATTCAATGCTGAACGGCACCGGGCCGGAATGCCTTAGACCAGGAACGTCCCCAACAACCAATTGGGAGAACATCTCCCCGTCACGCACCCAACTGTAGGCCGACATGCGCTCGGCCTGAGCCCAATGCATGCGGCCTGTGACTTCTGGCCGCCGGCACCACTGTCGCCGCAACCGCCGCAGCTGTTCGGCATATTCCGTGTGTATCGAGCCATCCCTGCGCCGCGGCTGCGGTTCAATGCCGATGCCATTGGGGCCCACCACGTTGTTGACGAGGGTCCGCAGCGCCCCTCGGGTCAGGTCGTGATTCCGCTCCAGGTAGCGAGCATGGTTGCGCAATGCCGCTGCGCTGCGCTCCACCAGGCTGTTGGGGGATGGGTTGATGTTGCGGTGCTTGCGCAGCCGGGTCGGTTGCGCTGCCTCATAGTGGGCGAGCACATTGCGTGCCTGAGCACGGCGCACGCCGTCCACGGGAGACCACCATCCAACGAGTCGATCTATCAGGTTCAGGTTCATGGTGGGCTTTCAGTCCCGATCAAAACTGGCGAGGCCGTAGCTTCGGCCTGCGAAGGCGGCAGTTCCTGCACCGCTCTGCTGCCGCAGCAGCCGGGCAATGTGAGCTCGCGCCTTGAGCATCTGGTCGGTGGTTTGGTAGGTGTGTGTCCGCCCCCTGTACGAGACGGTCAGCTCCCCCGTGGCGATTGCCAGGTCGAGCTGGTCAAGATGTTCCTTGGTGATAGCAGTCATGTGCAGTCCCTCGATTGGTGATTGCAAGCTACAGGAAGGCCTGTTTCACTTCTTGTCGAGAAATGGGACTTTCGCACTGGACACGCCAATGCGCGCAGCCCCAGGCCGTTGGCTGACGATGCGATACAACTGCGTGCGCTTTATGCCGAACTTGGCCATGACGGCATCCCGGTTCGTTCCATCGAACTCACGCCGAATGGCCTCGTTCCGCTCTTCCTTACTGGGCGCCGGGATGTAGATGGCTGCGCCACGACCGCCGATGCGCAGGCCCCCATAACGCTTGCGCATCCCGCGCACCAGAGCCTTGGCCAAGGGATAGGCCTGGGCTTCGGGCCAACCCATTTCCTCCCTCACCATTTCAACCAGGTCGTATTCCAATTGCAGGACTGCGTCTGCTGCCTGGGCATCAAGGCATTGGGCTTGGGTGTTCATAGTCGGCTACTCCAATCATCAGAGGCAAGGTGGGATTTCTGTGGCCGGCGAGACGCAGGCCGAGGTTTGGTGGTCATCGACTGGCTTGTAGGGTCGACCGATGCATCAGCCTGGGGGCGCGGAGCGGATGGGACAAAGGACCCGTCCGGCTGCTGCACGAGCTGCTGCAGCAGATATTTCTCGCGCGCTGTCCAATCGACCTCGCGGTGTCGATGCAGGCGCAGTTCTGGGTGATGGGCTGCGGCAAAGCTGTAGCACCACGTGTCCAGCGGTTCGTTGCGCGCGCCCTTTTTCACCACATAGCGGTTCTTGGAGGGGTCGTAGGTCTCCGACACCAGACCCGCAAAGTAGAAGGCCTCCAGCTGGTCGCTGAAGTGCGTGACCCGCTCCTCGGGTTCGCGCTCAGCATCCACGCTGAGCCGACCGAACAGCCAGTCCTTACAGGCCACCGTGCCCACCGTGTAGACCCGCACGCCCTTCTTGTCCGTCTTGCCCTTGTGGGTGACGTCCATCAGCTTGGGCTTGCTGAGCACGGGCGCGTTGTTGGCGATAGCGCCATGGATGGACATGGGCCGGCGCACAAGGGCCTGCCGGATGTAGTTCTTGACCTCGTCGGTGCGGTGGCCGCCCTGGTCCTGGGCCATGGCTTCGACGCGCAGCAGCACGCCATCCACCCGCTGGATGGCCTTGTTGAGCGCCTCGGTCAAGGCCACCCACACGGCGCCTTCGGCTGGGTCGCCTGGCAGCTCGAAGTAGTCCAGCGTCCAGAAGGCCATGCCGCGGCCCCAGCCGGTCAGGTGCACTGCCAGCCGGTCGTCCTGCGTGTCCACGCCTGCCGTAACGTAGAGCACGCCACGCGGCGCAACGCGCAGCACATAGGGCTCGGCACGCTCCTGGATGACGTTGTGGCGCACCAGACGCATGGACTTGTCTTCCCAGGGCTCGGCCAGACGGTCGTTGACGAACGTCTTGAGCCGGGCCGGGTCGCCCTGCACGTCGAGCCACATTTCCACCAGGGTGGCCCAGGTCGGGCCCAGGCCGAACTGGTAGTACAGGCAGTTGATGTGGTAGCCGCGGATCTTGCTGTCGGGGTTCTCGGCGACCCAGCGGCCGGCGGCGATCATGGCCGTCTTGTGGTGCTCATCGATGCAGCAGCCGTTCTCCTCGCAGACGTACCAGACCTTGGACCGATCCGGGCTCCAGTGCAGGCCCGACCATTTCAGCGGCTGCATGTGGCCGCAGTGAGGGCACGGGACGTGGTAGCGGCGCTGGTCGGACTTGAGGTACTTGGCCTCGATGCGGCTCAGGCCGCGCACTTGGGGGCTGCTGATGTACACGCGCAGGCCCGTGGCCGGGAAGGCGCTGGTGCGGCCGTCGAACATCTCGACAGGGTCGTCCCCGCCCTTCCAGTTGGCAGCGATCTCGTCGAGCTCGTCGACCAGCAGCTTGCGGATCGAGGAAGACTTGGCGCGCGAGGGCGAGCCGGCATGCTCCATGTACAGCTGGCCGCCCACGAAGTCCTTGAACTCGCGCGTGTTGCTGGCATCCCGGCTGGCCACGCTGCGCAGCGCTCCGCGCACGGCGTCGCACTCCTCAATCATGGGGTTCAACTTCTGGTTGACCCACTTGTTCATTGAGACTTCACCGGGCAGCACCACCATCACCGGGCAGGGATCGTCGGTCATGGTGTGGCCCAGGATGTTGACCTCCACCTCGGTCTTGCCGAACTGGATCGGGAACATCAAGACGATTTCATGCACCCCGGACTTGGGCGATGCGCAGTCCATGGGCTCGCGCAGCGGCGGGTTGCGGCTGGTGCGCCATTGCCCGGTGATCGCGCTGCCCTTACCCGAGAGCTTGCGCTCGGCATCTGCCCACTGGCTGACGGACCGGCGCTTGCGTGGCCCTATGGTCTTGGCCATGGCGCGCAGCGCAACGCTGGGACAACCGATGGTTCGTTGATCGGCGGTACTCAAGCGGCCCCCTCTTTCCTACGCTTGCTGATCTCGGCAGCCAGCTTTTCAATGCCTGCGGCCAGCACGGCCCGGGCCACGTCCATCTGGTCTTCCAGGATGCGCACAATCTCCTCGGCAGGCTGTCCCACGAGCATGGGGCCGATGCTGGCGGGCACGGTGTCCAGCACTGCGCCCACGCGTGCCCCCGCGTCCGCGAAGGCGCCCAGGGCCTCGTCGGCATCCATGAGCTGGCCCACTTCCTTGCGGTAGGCGATCTCCTCGCGGAGCGCCGAATAGTGCTCGCGCTTGGCCTTGCCGTCGTGGAACTTGAAGCCGCTGCCTGTGCCGCCCGGCTCAGAGACAGCGCCCTCGCCATCGTCCTCCGTTTCTTCTGGAGCTGAGGCCAATGCGCCGAGCCGCCCTGCTGCATGGCGAGCGGCCACAGCAGCCCGGCTGGGATCCTTGGTTTCGTTGATCAGGCGGATAGACTCGGCCACGCGCACACGCTTGCCGTCATCGCTCATCACCAGGCGCTGCTCATTCTTGAGCTGCCAGGCGAAGCGGCCCTTGTAGCCCATGTGGCGGTTGAACTCGCCCAGGCTCATCTCTTCAGGATGCATGCGGTGCTCGCTCATACTCCGGCGGCCTCCCTCACGCGATAGCGCAGGCGCTTTTCCAGGTAGTTCTGCGCGTCAGCACGCTTGGCGATGGCCTCCCCCTCCAGACGCACGCTGTAGTGGGCGCGCTTCACGAACATCAGCACGGGCCGCACATCCGCGCCGCCGGTCCCGCTCGCTGCCCAGATGCCCGGGGCCAGGTGGGACGTGCGGGCGTCGGCCTCTCCCATGGCGGTGGTGCGCGCGCCGCCGCGCGCCTTGCCGTAGGCCACGAAGTAGCGCCGGCCCGCTGCCTTCTTGGTGCCCTTGTGCACGCGCTTGTAGCCCTTCTCGGTCATGTTGGCCTTGAAGCCACGCCCCTCATCTGCGAAGGCCTGGAAGTACGCCAGCAGTTGCACCAGGAAGCTGCCCTTGAGGTTGCCGCGCCCGTCGTCGCTGCCCGGGTAGGGCGTGGCTGGGATGGCTGTCTGCATGCCGTTGGGCAGGATGCCCACGCGGCGCAGCGCAACCTCGCTGCGCTTGTCACGGCGGGTGCCGCCCTCGGCCTGGGCGCGCAGGATCTTCTGGGGATCAATCCCCTTGCCGCCCATGTAGTCCGGCGCGATCGAGGCCGACAGGCGCGTCGCCGTGGCCATCTTCACGCGCGGCGAGCGCAGGATGTAGTCGGTAGGGCGGTCGAAACGGACAGTCATCTCGGCCTGCATGGCGCGCCGCACCTCGAATGCCGTGTCGTTGATGGCCTTGGCGTAGGCGCCGGCTGCTTGTGATCCAGTCAGGCCATGCAGCTGGGCAAGCAGTTCGGCCTGGCCCAGCACCTGGGCCGAGATCTCGACCGAGAAGCTGCTCATACGGCACCCCCTTCCTCGGCTCCTGTGCTGCTCGGCAGAAGCGCCTCCAGTCCCTGGGCCCGGAACTGCGGGCTGCCGCGCAGGGTGAACTCCAGGGCACGCAGTCCAGGGAAGATGCCGGCGGCCTGCAGCTGCTGCACCAGCCCGTGCAGCTGAGGCCATGCCTTGACCACTTCGCGCACCAGAGCAGCGTTCTCAGCCGTGCAGCCAATCACCCTCTTTTCTTCTCTCTCCATCTCTTTTCCTTTCAAAAAGGGTTGTGCGGTATGTAGTGCGGCGAGATGTGCGCCGTGAAAATGACGTAAGTGCTTGTCGCGCTTGATGTGTGCGCTATGTGCGGCATGTGCGGCATGCTCACGCACAGGCACATGCGCGCACCTGCGCAGGTGTGTGCACGCGCCCGCGCCCACACACATAAGGAGGTATGGCGCACATACCGCACATGCCTTTGAAATCAACGACTTAATGGCGCACACGAAGCCGCACGGCATACCGCACATGGCGCACAAATCAGGGCGAACGAGGGTGCTGCGCTTCACAGGGCACCTCCCTTGGCGTCTTTCATCGACCGCTTGAAGACGTCGATGCGTTCGCCCAGCCACTCCGTCTCGGGGCGGCCGGGCGGAAGCTCCTGACCACCGGGCAGATAGCAGACGCTGGCCGGGCCCACCGTGCGGTTGAAGTCGAGCACGTAGCGTTTGCGCTCGATGCCGGCCTGGTGCTTGCGCTTGAGGGCGTTGGAGAACCTGGGCAGGGTCAACGCCTTCTCGTTGGTATTGCCGCACCACCACTTGTAGAGCTCGTAGATGTCCGTGGTCAGGCACGGCGTCAGCAGGCCCGGGGCGCCCTTGCCCGGGAAGCCGGGCACATCCCCCGCCTCGAAGGCCCGCACGAACTTGCTCGGGCTGTCCAGGCTCAATGCGATGAGCTCTTGTTTGGCCTCGGTCATCGGGGGCTGCGTGGCGTTGTCAAAATCGCCAACATCCCAGCCCAGCAGGAAGTCGTGCAGCGCCGCGACACCTCCGGCATCGATCTCCGCCTTGACGGCCCGGTAGAACTCGGCGCTCAGCTTGGCTGGCGTCCAGATGATGGCGTGGCGCCGGTCGTCCTCCTCCAGAACCACGGGCATGGCCTCGTTGGACAGGAACACCATGTTGACGTGGTTGGCCTCGTAGTAGGCCGCCATGTTCTTCGGGTTGATTCGGATCTGGTCCCCGGTGATGAAGGCCTTGAGCTTGTTCTTGACGTGGTACAGGTCCGAGCGAGCCACCACTTCATCGGCGATCAGGAACAGCTTGCGGCTGGCCCAGTCATTGAACTTGTCCTCGATGGCGGACTGGTCGATGGTCCAGCCGTACTTGCCGAAGATAGCCATGTAGGCCTCGAAGAACATGTTCTTGCCCGTGCCCTGGGGCCCGTGCACGACGATGGTGGATTTCATCTTGGCGCCAGGGTGCTGCAGCGGGTAGGCCAGCCAGTTGATCGCCCAGTTGTAGAGCGCATCCGCGTTGCCGTCGCCACTGCACATGTGCCACAGCAGCTCCAGCAGCTTCTCGCAGCTGCCGGGCTTGGGCCGGGTGGGCCAGCCGTCCCACAGATTGCAGGTGATGGATTCGTCAGTGCAGGCCGGGTCGAAGCCCACCTGCTCGGGCCGCACGATCTGGCGGTCTGGGTGCTCGCTCCAGGTCCGGTAGAGATCGCGGCTCAGGCAGATGTGACCCATGTCTGTAAGGGTCACAAGCCGGTGCTCATCGTGGTCGAATACCGCGCCGCCCTGGCCGTACACCAGGGCAAAACGCTCCAGCAGTTCGTCCAGGCTGTCGATGGGCCGCAGCTGCTCCAGCACCGCGCCACCCCCTCCCCCCGGCTGGGCTGCAGGCGCTGCGCCCCGCTGCGCGTGCGCCAGCCCAACTCCAGCAGGCGGGCCTCGACCTGGGCGCGCACCACATGCAGGCCTTCGGACATGTGCAGGTCGTTGAAGTCGTTGAGCTTGACGCCGTTGTCCAGCCAGCCGGCGCGCAACGCCATCGGGTCGGCAAAGGCGGGCGCCACCCACTGGCCGTCCACCTGCATGGCGGCGGTGCTGGCCATGGTCATGCCGGCATTGCCCGCGTTGTGGTCCTGGCCGCACTTCGGGCAGGCCCGGCCATCGGGCAGCCACACCCGGGCCCGGCACTCCACATGCTTGCCCAGGCGCTGGCTCTCGGCCTCGTCCTTGGCGTGGCAGCGCTGGGTGTTGTCGTCGTCGGCGCACATCAGCAGGCGCACGCCCTTGTAGCGAGCGCGCAGAGCCTCGGCCACCACCGGCACATTGTTGGCGTCGAAGGCCACGGCCACCGGCAGGCTCGTGGCCATGTGCAGGCTGGCCGCAGTGGCATAGCCCTCGGCGACCAGCACCACGCTGCCAGGCACCGGCATGCCGATCAGGTGGAAGCGCCCTTTCTTGACCAGGCCCAGCGGCCAGTATTCCTTCTCACGCGCGCCAGGCTTGCGGTCCTTGCCCCGGATGATCTGCAGGCCGTGGATGTGACCCATGACATCCAGCAGCGGAATGACCATGGCGCCGCTGGGCGAGTAGCGCACGCCGTAGCCGCCCACACCCTTGCGGGCCAGGTAGTCGCTGTCGCCGGTGGGCTGGCATTTCTTCCAAGCGGCAGTGGCCCTGGCTGCTGCGCGCTCGGCCTCGGCCTTGCGCTCTGCCTCGGCGCGGCGCTTGTCTTCGGCCAGGCGCTTGCGCAGCGCCTCGGACTGCTCGCGGCTGAGCTCCGACTTGCGGATCTCGACCTTGCGGGCATTGTTCTCGGCGCCGCTCCAGACGCCGAAACTGCCGACGATCAGGTCATTGCCGTTGTCCAGCCGCATCTCGTGCAGCAGATACCAGCCGGGCTTTTCCTTGCCCCGGCCCTCGACCCGGCAGCGGCGCAGGCGCCCCACTTCGAGCCGATCCACCTCCAGGCCGGCCTGGACGAGCTGGCCCAGGACGTCGTCATAGTTCGAGGACATCAGTCAGTAACTCCCAGCGCCACTGACTACCCGGTGAAAGGGGTTCGAATTACCCGCTTTGAAGCTCGCCAGGAAGGACCCGTGATCGGTTTGCTTAATTTTTAAGCAGTCGTTGCGAAAAAGCGACAGAACCGCATACCCCCCAACTGACAGGCGCGTGCGCGCGCCTCCTTGAAAGCAAAGGGGAGCGGGGAACAGAGGGCGCGCGGGCGCGGCGAGGCGAGAGAGAGTTGTGTGCATGCTGGTGCCTGCTGTTGTGCGTGCGCACGGGCTGTCACCCCCATGCGTGCGATGAGCCGCGAGTGCGGAAAGAAAGGAGCGACCACCCTGACCACCACGAATCAGCAGGGAGATAGAGGTGCAGGCCCGAACGGCGGACAAGGCCAGGCCGTGGTGGTTGTTGGTTGGGGTAGTCGCTGGAAACATGTCAGGTCGCCCGCTTTGGAACCATGGCCGCCGTGGTGCTCACCATGTGGCATGTGGCCGCAATCACTTCCTGCGCGCGGTAGTCGATGCGGCGCTGGGCGTTGGGACTGGGAGGCTGATGGACCATGGCGTCGGCAATGGCGCGGGAGAAGTCGGCCACCTCGCCCTGGAAATTGGCGAATGCCTGTATCGGGTCACCCTCACCCTGGTCTGGCGTGGCCAGGACACAGACATAGCCCAAGGCCTTGGCCATGGCGCGCAGCACGCCCACGTCACGGGTGATGCGTTGCAGCGCGATGGACTCGCGCAGGGTCAGGTGGTGGCGCGTGTTGCCCGTGTTGAGCTTGTGCTGCAGCGTGTTGGGCGATATGCCCATGGCCTGGGCCAGCGCAGGCACCCCGCCCTTGAACGCCTGGGCGGCCTGTTGCGCCGCCACTATCTCGTCCATCCCCAGTTGAGTGTCGGCCGCTGGGCCCACGCCGCCATATCCGCCAGGCAGAGAAATTGAGAAAGTCGAGGACATCAGCACTCCCCAACGAAAGGACCAGAACCCATGAGCCACGAACGCACCACACCCGACACCAGCCAGGACTGGATGGATGCCATGGAACTGTTGTTGGGCCAGTTGGCCTTCGTGCTGGAGTGCGAGGGCCGGGGCTTCACGGTCGCCAAGCTGCGCCGCTGGAGCCAGCTCTGCACGGAGCGGATGGAGGAAACGGGTAGCGTGCCGCCTGCAGTCGTGTTGCAGTTGCGCCGGATGGCAGATCGGGTTGCGCCATGACGGCCGGCCGCACTAAGTTCATCAGACACGGCAAGCCTCCCCAGCTTCGGAGACCTGTGGAGCCAGTTCGGGCCAGTGGATGTGCCAATCGGTTGGGCGCAAATCCTTACGGCTCACCGCCCCAGCCGTGGCCATCTCGATCGCGGTACAGCGATGGAGAGGCACGGGGCGCTTACCTGCCAGCCAATCGGACAGGTCAGAGGCATGCGCTCGGATGTCCCTGGCGAGCTTTGCCTTGCTGCCCCGCCCCTTGGTTTGAAGGTAGTTCGATAGCTTCATGGCAGCAAGTTTAGCCTAAAGCTAATCACATTGAATAGCCCCTGGCACGTTGCCCAAGTTAGCCAAACGCTAAATACTCATCCGATGCAACCCGTAGAAGCCACCCGCCGAGTGAAACTAAGCCTGTTGATCAAGGAGGCAGGAAGCCAAGCAGCCTTGTCAGAAAAAATAGGCAAAGCCCCCGCGCAGATCAGCCAATGGCTGAACGCATCGACAAACTCCAAGACAGGCAAGCCTCGGGTGATGAGCAATGCCATCGCCCGCGAGATCGAACAAAAAACAGGAAAACCCACGGGCTGGATGGATCAACCGGCAGAGCGAAGCACCGACCCTCGCGACGCCCCAAATGTAGAGATTGCACTGCCGGAGGTGCGTCGGATTCCCCTGATCTCGCACATCCAAGCAGGCGCCTGGAAAGAGATTGCAGACACATTTCAACCAGGCGACGCCGAGGAGTGGCTCTTCACTGACCGAAAGCATTCCGGCACGACGTTCGCCCTGACCATCCGCGGCAACTCCATGGAACCAGACTTCAAGGAAGGTGACCGCGTGCTCATTGACCCATGCGCCAGACCCCGACCCGGCTCTTTCGTAGCGGCGAAGAATGGGCACGAGGAGGCCACGTTCAAGAAGTACCGGCCGCGTTCCATCGACGTACTCGGCAACGAGGTATTCGAGCTCGTCCCACTCAACGACGACTACCCAACCCTGCGCTCGGACGAGACCACCATCACCATCATCGGAACGATGGTCGAACACCGCCGTTACTTCAAGTAGCCAGCCAGGAGCTAATTGTTAGCACAAGGCTATTGACGCAAATATTAGCCTAGAGCTAAGATGTGCCTGCCGATCAAGTATCGGCGGGCTCCACGGCATCGACCGGGCAAGCCCCGGTCCTTCAAAATTCACTGGGATAAGAACGCGACCTGGGCGGTAAGCCCAGGCGCACTGCACCCGACCCGCCTGCAGCACCAAAGAAAGAGCGCGAAACCTGGCCCTCCCTGGCCGAGCGCATCGCGTGGTGCGTGTTGACACTACAGGGCCTGATCGCTCACCAGAGCGGCGCCCACCGGCAGTGGCGCGGTAACTGCAGGCGGTTGTGGGTGCATCGGGCTGATGCACCCCGCCTGACCAGCCCGGGAAAGCAGCGGGCATCAATTCATATCGCACACCCCACCTGGCTGGTGTGCGATTTCTCCTCTGTGCTACAACCCGATACGGATCACAGACAGAGGAGAACCCAGAGTATGCGAATGCACATGCTTGCAGCCGTAATAGCGGCATGCGCTTGTTCCAGCCCGGCGTGGGCAGTCTTCAAGTGCCAAGATGCCAATGGCCGCTATTCTTTTCAGGAGACGCCTTGCGCCTCCAGCAGCAAAGGCGGAGAAATTGATGTCAGGCCAGCTACTGGTCACGCAGCGAGACCTGCAGCAGTGACAGAAGCCCCCCAATCCGCAGATGGCGCTGCAGCAACAACCGCCAAACCCATGAGCGAGGCGGATCGTCTGAACGCACAAGCCGCGACCATACGCAAGCGCAACAGGCTTTCGGACCTCAAGAATCGCCATATTCCTGATGCATACGGAGCGATCGATCGATCCAAAAGTAATTGCGATCAGCGTATGGCCAGCCTGCGTAACAACAAAAGGTCCGCATCAAACAACCTCGCAGGTGCAACCTACGAAAACTCGCTTTCCTCTGAAATGCAGGCAGTCGCAACACAGTGCGACAGCGATCAACGCCGCCTGAATCGTGATCTTGATCGGCTTCTGGCCGAGCGCAAAGATATAGAGACGAGCCTAGGCCAATAGCAGGCCATTCCCGAACTCACGAAAGCCCGCACGAAGCGGGCTTTTTCTTTTCCCGGCCGCGCGTGTCCAGGAGATGCGGAAACGTAGTGACGCGCAACAGCGGCTCTTTTTCTTCTCACCGCCCCATGGCCCGCAAATCAGCGGGCCGCTTCTTTTGCACCTGGAGACACCATGCGCGACACCACGCAGAAGCTCTGCAAGAACTGCATCCACTACCACCGCACCAGCACCGGCCGATTCGACGACCGTTGCAAAGCCCCCCACCAGGGCACGGACCCGGTCAACGGCAAGCCACTGGACAAGGCCTGCGAATTCGAGCGCGACCCGTTCAAGTCTGGGGACCGCTGCGGCCCCCAGGCTCTGCACTACGTCCCCCGCATTGCATCGGCAGCCTCGACCACAGCCTCCGAGAGCGCATTGACGCCCTGAAAGTGCTGGTCCGTTGCCGCGGCCTGGACCATGGCCGCGACCAGCTGCGGATTGGCCTTGGCATACCCCTCGCCATAGCGCTCATCCAGCTCGCGCGCCGCCGTGCGCATCCAGTTGATGGCCTGGTCCATCGCCTTCCCGTTCGTCATCGTCACGTCCAGCATCTGCGGCTCCTCCTTTGTTGATGGCGCCATTGTCACCGCCCTGCCGCAGTGCACTTCAGGCCGCCCATGAGGCGGCTTTTCCATACCCAACCAGGAGAGCCGCCATGACAGCCGCCCGCATCACCATGCCCAGCATCCCGCTCACCAGCAGCGCATTCGCGTACCGCGACAGCCGCTGCACCGATGTCGCCGCAACCATTGCACGCGCTCACCAGCAGCGCTGCATGGTGCCCACCGATCAAGGCGACACCGACCTGGTGCTGGCGACCCTGCCCCGCCGCCGCGTGCGCGCTGGCGCGCCGGCCATGCCTCAGTACCCCACAGGAGTTCTTCCATGCGCCCGTTCCTGATCACCATCGGAGCCCTCACGCACATCGCGCTCGCACGCAGCAGCTGCGCGGCCGTGTGCGATGCCATGGAGCGCCACCCTGGAGCGCGCTCCATAAGCGCCCGAGCCTTGCAGCGCAGCGCATGAGGCGCCCCATGCTGCACGCACGAGCCCTGGCGGTGGCCTTCTGGCTGCTGCTCCTGATCAACGGCACCGGCCTTGCCGCCCTCGTTCTCTTTCCCCCTGGCCCTGTTCTCTAACCCAACCGCTCGAAAGGAGCATTTCCATGCATCAGGTTCCCCAAACTTCGGCCTCGCAAATCGACGTCAGCGAGTTCATCACCGACCTCGACGGCGGCCAGTTCGACCGCATGCTGTCCGCCGCACTGGGCAAGGTTGCGGCCGGCGTGGTCGACAACGACCGCCAGGGCGATGTGGACGTGAAATTCAAGATCGCTCGCATCCCCGGCACCAGCCAGGTGACCGTGTCGCACACCCTGAAGTACACGCGCCCCACGGCGGATGGCAAGGCTGCCGAGGAGGCCACGCGCAAGACGGTGATGCACGTGGGCAAGTTCGGCGTGATGACCCTCATGCCCCAGAACCAGACACAGCTGTTCGCCGGCGCCAAGGATGGCGCCACTCAGCAGTCCTGACCCGCTCTACCCGTCCCAGCAGATCGGCCCGCCACGTGCGGGCCGCTTCATTTCAACCGTACCTGAAAGAAATCAATGAACAGCACTTCCACCGCCCTGCACGCCAACGCTCACGCCCTGGGCGCGCCTGAGAAGGACATCGACCAAGCCGAGGCCGCCATCTCCGCCGCGCTGAGCACGCACAGTGGCGCCCTGGCCCTGCCTGAGCAGTTCAAGCTGCACAACCTGGAGGCCTTCCTGCCTTTCCGCCGCCGCGCCGCCGGCAAGATGGCCTCTCCGTACATCAACGACTTCGTGGCATACATGTCCAGCCACCGGGATGAGGGCTGCACAGTCTTCGTGGATGCGGATGCCATGACCGCTACGGCCGTGCTGGACCTGGGCACGCCCACCAAGCCCGGCCACTGCGCGCACACAGCCATCCTCAAGCCCAGCGCTACGGCAGCCTATGCCGCGCTGCTCGCCATCATCAACCGCCAACAGAGCCAGAAGGACATGGCCGAATGGCTCGAAGACTGGTCCCTTTTCCTGCAGGCGCAAAGCGATGGTGTGCCCCTGGAAGTTCGCAAGGCGGTCTCGGCAGTCCGCGACATTTCCGTCGAGGCCATGAAGAAGGCCCAGAGCAATGTGCAGGCATTGAGCACCGAGCAGTCCGTGCTGGAGAGTGCACGGGCCAGCAGCAGCCACACGCTGCCCACACACCTGCTCTTCACCTGCACGCCCTACCCGGACCTGCAGACACGCACGTTCTCGCTGCGGCTGAGCGTGCTGCTGGATGACAAGCCACGGCTGATCCTGCGCCCGGCCGCTTTCGAGGAGCAGGTGGAGCAGATGGCCAACGAGTTCGCCACGCTCATCCGCACGGCAGTCGAAAACACTTCGCCGGTCCTCATCGGTACGTACACCAAAGGCTGAACCATGAATGCCACAGCCAAACCCTCGGTCATCGTCTACGGCCCACAGGGCTGCGGCAAAACGCGCATGGCCGAGGTCATGCGCAGGCACTTCCTACTCGACCAAGTCTATGACCGGGACGGACCGCCACTCACGTCGCACCGTCAACTGCCCAAAAGCGGACACCTGATCCTGACCAACGAGCAGCCCCCGAAGTCCTGCCGAAACGCCATGAGCTTTGTCCAGGCCATGCGCCTGGTCCGAACGCAGCCCGCGCGCAACCCCTATGGCTGACCTCGCGCCCTCACCACAAGTGAGGGCCATCTGCCCAGCGCCTTGCAGCCAGGGCGCTGGCCTGATGCAACACCGGAAAGGAGCGCCATGCGCAGTCCAAAAAAAGGCCGTGAGCCCATGCGGCTCCATGACCTGGCCGAAGCCATCTTCTGCATCCAGTGCGAACAAGAAAAGCCCGCCGCCGGCTCGCGTCGCTTCCGCGCCTGCCACGTCTGCGCTGATTGTTCCGTCCGCCTGGATCGCCTACCACCGCCTGAAGCCAAACCGAGCCCAGGGCAACCAGCCGAAAGGAGGCAATGATGAAGCACACCGGCACCGTCTTTTTGAGCCGCACGCCGCCCCAGGCAACCCACGCGGCGTGCGGCGCGTTCCAGCTACAGCTCCTGCTGTATGACCGCCTCGGGCCACACCGCGTTGAGCCCTGGCGCGTAACCTGGACAGGCAACGCCGCCCAGCGCTTTTGGAATGAGAGCAAGGCTCGGCTGGTCCCGGGCGCTGCGCTCGTTGTCGAACTAGACCGCGCACAGGTGCACACCCTGCATTGCAGGCCGCCCAGGAGCGAGGTGCACGCCCATATGGTCTGCGCAGCGCTGGTGCCCCCGCGCTCTAGGGAGGAGGCTCATGGCTGACCCCATCGTTGACCAATGCGGCACATGGGTAACCAGCGTTCCAAAAGCCGTCATTGAACGCGAAGCGCGCGAAGCCCATGCGGCGGGGCTGACGCCCAATGAAGGCTGCCGCTACCCGTTCTACAGCCATCGCGCTATGCACTGGCTGGCCATCTACAACCTCTGCATGCCCCTCCCCAACCATGGCAAACCGAAAAACACCATCTCCTGACAGTGCATTCACCGTGGGTGGGAAGGCGCCACAAGTGCTCCGCCCAAGCGAATTGCAACAGCGAAAAGAATCGCTTGCCGCGACCACTCCTTGGCACAACCCATGGGGCCGACAAGACAACCTTTACACAGGGGCAGAGTTGAAAACAAACCCTGGCATTCCGCCAGAACGCATGGCTGCCTATCGACTGCCCTCGCGCGTCGGCGGGCGCCTCTACTACCCCGACGGAAGAGTCGAAGTTTTTCCAGATACAGAAAGGAAGCTGAAATGAGCGACTACCAGACACTGCTGGCCAAGAGGGCAGAACTCGATGCACAGATTGCAGCTGCTCGGGCTGCAGAGCGCGCCCAGGCAATCCTGCAACTCCGCGAGATCACCCTGCAGGCCCGCTCACTTGCTGATGAGCACGGCATCACTACTGATGAGCTTTTTCCCGGAACAAAAGCAAAGAAGGCCGGCAGCGTGGGCGCCCCGAAGTACCGCGACCCCGCCACCGGCTCCACCTGGACCGGCCGGGGCAAGCCGCCTCTGTGGATCAAGGACGCAGCGGACCGCACGCCGTTCCTGATCGCCCCCAACTGAACGATGCATGAGCGAAGGGGCCGCGCGGCTCCTCCCCTGATACATCCCTTCCCCCTTCAACCAAGCCAGCCGTCGCGCTGGCTTTTCTCATGGAGCCGCAATGTCCGAGAACAGCAAGATCGAATGGACCGACCACACCTTCAACCCCTGGGAAGGCTGCCAGAAGGTGAGCCCGGGCTGTGACCACTGCTATGCCGAGACGCGCAATACGCGGTTTGCTGGCGGCCAGGCCGTGAACTGGGGCCCAGGCGCACCGCGCCGCCGCACCAGCCCCGCAACCTGGGCCATGCCGCGCCGCTGGAACGCGCAGGCTGATGCATTCATGGCGCAGCATGGCCGCCGCCAGCGCGTGTTCTGCGCATCGCTGGCCGACTGGGCGGACAACGCTGTGCCTATCGAATGGCTCGTGGACCTGCTTGAGCTGGTGCGCACCACGCCGCACCTCGACTGGCTGCTGCTGACCAAGCGTGTTGGCATCGTGCGGCAGCGTCTGCAGGAGGTCCACAACTGGGTGCTGGACAACTGGCCGGCCGTGGATGCGCAGCCGCTGTCGCAGTGGCTCCAGGACTGGACCGAAGACGACACCCCGCCGAGCAACGTGTGGCTGGGCGCCACCATCGTGAACCAGGCCGAGGCCGACCGCGACATCCCGAAGCTGCTGGCAGTGCCGGCGCGCGTGCGCTTCCTGAGCATGGAACCGCTGCTGGGGCCTGTGAATCTGGAGCGTCCTCGCCCTGGGCCTGACCTGGACCAAGGCGGCGGCTCGAAGATCTGCCAGCCCTGGCTGATCCAGAGCGGAATCCATTGGGTGATCGTGGGCGGCGAGAGCGGACCAGGCGCTCGACCCATGCATCCCGTCTGGGCATCCAGCCTGCGGGACCAATGCGACGCCGCAGGAGTGCCCTTCCTGTTCAAGCAGTGGGGTGAGTGGCGGCCGATCTCACAGATGAGCGACGGCGAGTACCGCGCTATATGGAGGTCCCGTGTGATTGCAAAGCCCCACGAGGACCAAGCCAACTTGGATGACATCTATGGCCGCGTGTGCAGCACGGAGAGCACGGTCATTCACCTGGACGGCACCGTGCATCACTTCCTGGAGCCGAACGCTTTCCCGCCCGGCGCCATGATGATGTACCGGGTCGGCAAAAAGGCCGCAGGCCGCCAGCTGGACGGCCGCACCTGGGACGAGACGCCCGCCAACTGACCACTGGGGCATGAGCACAGCCTGTGCGGGCAGGAGTTGCTAGACGTCTTGCGAGAGGATTTTTGGAGGCAAACCCGCCGCGAACTTGAGCGCGGCAACGCCGTGGATCTGCACCCAGTTCGTGGAATAGGATTTCAGACAACCGGCCTCAAGTCCAGCATCTCCGCCGGCCAATTTATCGAGGGCGTCACCGGAAATGGTCCCCATATACCGCGCCTCTTCAACCCAAAAATTAAACGACACGCGCCGGGGATTCATTTTGTACTCGGCATCAAGGTCGCACCTGTCCATCTTTGCTCCTTTTATATAGAGCCCTAATTTCAACAGAAGCCTCCGACCATGGAGGCAAACCAAAGCCGCCCGGCCCTGCCGCGAGCGGCTTTTTTTTGGCCCAAAGGAACCCCACCCGATGAAGCGCGACAACTTCACCATGCCGCTGGCCTTCCCCGGCGAACTCATCATCGACAACTTTGCCGGCGGCGGCGGCACCTCCACCGGGTTGGAAGCCGCCTTCGGCCGGCCTGTGGACATCGCCATCAATCACGACCCCGAGGCGCTGGCCATGCACGCCGCGAACCACCCGCACACGCTGCACCTGTGCGAGAGCGTGTGGGACGTGAACCCGATTCAGGTCACCGGCAATCAACCCGTAGCTCTCGTCTGGCTGTCGCCCGACTGCAAGCATTTCAGCAAGGCCAAGGGCGGCACGCCCGTCTCGAAGCACATCCGGGGCCTGGCCTGGGTGGGCATGCGCTGGGTGGCGATGTGCAAGCCCCGCGTGCTCATGCTGGAGAACGTGGAGGAGTTCCAGACCTGGGGCCCGATTCTGGTGGGCCCCGATGGCCAGGCCCGTCCGGACCCCGCACGCCGGGGCAAGACCTTCCAGTCGTTCGTGCGCCAGCTCAAGGCCCACGGCTACCAGGTGGACTGGCGCGAGCTGCGCGCGAGCGACCACGGCGCGCCCACGATCCGCAAGCGCCTGTTTCTCGTTGCGCGCCGCGATGGCCTGCCAATCGTCTGGCCCGAGCAGACCCACGCTGAGCCCACTGACCGCCGCGTGATCGCTGGCAAGCTGGCCGCGCACCGGACGGCTGCCGAATGCATCGACTTCGACCTGCATGCCGACAGCGTATTTGGCCGCAAGCGCCCGCTGGTGGACAACACCATGCGCCGCGTGGCAAAAGGCCTGTGGAAGCATGTCCTCACCAGTGCCAACCCGTACATCGTCGGCGCCCAGGCGCCCTATCTCAACGAGCACGCGAACGCCAGCAACCAGCGCACCATGCCCGCCGACGCGCCGCTGCGCACCATATGCGCCCAGGTCAAGGGCGGGCACTTCAGCGTGGTGGCGCCCACCCTGGCCCCGCTGCGCGGAACGTCCGAGCAGCACCTGGTCGGCCATGCCGTGGATGCCCCGCTGTCCACCGTTGCCGCGTCCGGCACACACCACGCCCTGGTGGGCGCCAACCTGGTCACCATCGGCTACGGCGAGCGCGAGGGCCAGCAACCGCGCGTGCAGGACATCGATGCACCGCTGGGCACCGTGGTGGCCGGGGGCATCAAAAGCGCCCTGGCCATGGCCCACATCACCAAGTTCAACACGGGGAGCGTGGGCAGCGCGGTGGACGCACCCCTGCCAACGGTCACGGCTGGCGGCACGCCGAAGCGGCCCAGCACCGGCATTCAGATGGGCATGGTGGCCGCGCACCTGGTGGACATGGGCCACGGCGAAGGGCCTGCCGGCGGCAAGCGCTGGAGCCATGGCGCGCGCAGCCTGGAGGTGCCGCTCAACACGGTCACCGCCAGCGGCGGCACCAGCGCGCTTGCTGCCGTGCACCTGACCCACCTCACGCATCACGGCGAGCGCACCGGCAACGACCCGCGCGAGCCGCTGCGCACAGTCACCGGCGCCAACCGGGGCGAGCAGGCCATGGTGGCCGCGTGCCTGGAGCAAGCCAACGGTGGGTTCTACGACGGCGACGGGCGCCGGGTGTGCGACCCGTTGTCCACGATCACGTCCAGCGGCACGCAGCAGCGCCTGATCACGGCCTACATGGTCAAGTACTACAGCGAGGGCGGCCAAGACAGCGCCTGCAGCGAGCCCATGCACACCGTGCCCACGAAGGCGCGCATGGGCCTTGTGCAGACCTGCCAGGTGCCGGCCGCAACGCTGGCGCCCGAGCATGCCGAGCGGGCCCGGCTGTGCGCCGAGCTGCTGCACAAGCACCTGCCCGAGCACTTTCCCGATCCGGCCGAACTCGTGCTCATGTGGCACGCAGGCCAGTGGTGGGTGCTTGTGGACATCACGCTGCGCATGCTCAAGCCGCGCGAGTTGTTCCGAGCCCAGGGCTTCCCCGAGGGCTACCACTTCGAGCGTGTGCCTGACCCGGCCCTGCTGTTCCCGAACGGCAAGCAGGCCACCCCCAATCCGCTGGACATGCCCTTCATACCCCTGAGCACTACCGCCCAGGTCCGCATGGTCGGCAACAGCGTCTGCCCACTGGTGGCTAAGGCTCTTGCCCGCGCCAACTTCGCGCATGAGGCCTTGATCTACGGAGCCGCTGCGTGACCCATGCCTCACCCCCGTGCCAGCTGCTGCTGCTGCGCGCCGGCCACGTCATCAACACCACCGCCAGCCACTGGCAAATCGACAGGAGCAACCCATGACCCACATCCTGATCCCGCGCGAACCCAGCACCGCCCTGCTGCGCCCCTTCATCGGCTGCAACTCCCAGGAACTGCACGAGGCCTGGGCCGCGATGGTCCGCATTGCCGAGGTCCAGCATGCCCGCGCCGGCAGTCAATGCCTGCAGCAGATCGAGGAGGGTCCTCAGTCCGTGGACATCGCCATCAACCACGGCACGGAAGACCTGGCGATGCACCCGCTTTCGACAGCTCCAGCCGCTTTGGCCGGGCCGGCTTGGGACAAGACGCGCGACTCCCTGGCGGCGCTGCTGTTGGAACTGGCGCGCCGTCCCTTTCTGGACTTCGATGTTGCCTGCATCGCACTGGACGCTGCGACGGAGCCGGGCATGCCTCTGGCCTACATGCGCCACGCCCCGGCAGCGCCCGCCCTGGAAGCGCCTGCAGCCCCGGCTGATGGTGCAACGCCTGGCCCCTGGTTCGTGCGCAAGCGTGAGGTGAATGGCGAGTTGCGCGACTGCTTCGTGGCCGCGCCAGACTGCCAGGGCCTGGCCTACGATGCATGCATCCTCTGCGATGACGAATACCACGACGGCATGGGGCGCAAGCTGGCCGACTGCGAACTGATCGTCGCCGCCGTGAATCAGCACCGCGCCGCCCTCGCAGCAGCGCCCCAGGCACCTGCTGCGCCCGCTGATCCGATGGACTGGCCGCTGCCATGCGATGTGACCGTGGGGCACGGAACGATTCGCAAGGGCTGCAAACTGCGCACCCTGATGCTGCGCATGCAGGTGCTCTACGACCTGTCCCAGAAGGCCGAATTGGCTGCACCTGCGGCGCCCGCCGAGGCCCAACGCCTCGCCAAGTTCCTGCAACGCATGCGCACGCATCTCGGCTCCTGCCGCGAGTCAGCAGGCACGTACAACCAGCAGGCCTGGGACGACTACGAGCGCGCGTGGACCATGCTGCTGGGCATGGCGGCACCAGCTGCGCCCTCGGCCATTGCAACGCAGGTCATCGAGAACCTGCTGCAGCTGGCCCGCATCGTGAACACGGCAGTGGAGGACTGGGGCGAGACGAAGGAAGACGACTCTCTGGAAGTCATCTTCCAGAAGGAAGAGGCCGACAAGATGGAATCCATCCTCGAATTCTTCGATAGCCTGCCAGACGCGCCAGAAGGGGAAGGCGTGATTCTCAGTGGCCCGTCCCGGGCGGCGCGTGTGCTGCGTGCCATGGCACCTGCTGCGCCTGCAGTGGATGCCGAGACGAGCGAGGATGCGGAACGCTTCCGGGCCATGGCCAATGCCGCGCTCACCGATGACGAGGTATTCGGGCGCGCGCTGGACCAGCACCCTGACATGGGCGGCGACGCGACGATTGACGATGTGCGCGCGATGTTCGACGCAGCCCGCGCAGCCCAGGCCAAGGAAGGCGGTGCCCAATGAGCACGACAAGCCTGGCGGCCGGCGCGCCGCTGAATGCTGAGACCTGGGCTGACTTCGTGGCACGCCTGCGCCACGACTGCGAGGGGGAAGGGGTGCGCGAGCACTGCACAGCCGATGCGGCCTTTCTCGTGGAAAAGCGCGTGTGGCATGCCGTGCCGGAGGACCACTCCGACACCATGCGGGTCTATACAGACGGCCACGATGAGGCGTTGGAGGCCTTCCTGGCGGGCCTCGATGCTGAGCAACTGGCCGCGCTGGACCAAGCTGCAGAAGGAGCTTTCTCGGAAGCGGACAGCTACGACATGGGCCAGGCATTGGCCAAGCTGCATCCTGAATCCACTCTGTACCACGCGGTGGAGCGCTGGGAATTCGTCTGCCAGCACTTCACGCAGGGCGCGGCGGACGCATTCATCAAGCGCAAGAAGCACGACTACCCCGATGGCCTGCGGGTCTACGTGGACGCGACCAGCTACAGCTGGGAGCTGAACGCAATTAAGGCCGCGATCCTGTCGGGCCGCATCGGCCTGATGCCCGAGGCCCCAGCCCAGGCAGCAGCCAAGGGGGAGCACGGCAATGGCTGACGCGATCCCCACCCACCCCATGGCCCTGCGCCGCGAGTACCTGGCCACCGCCCACGAGATCGTGCGCCGACCCACCGAGCAGGCCCTGCCCCGCCTCGTCCTGCTGACCGAAGCCCTGCTGCGTGACCTGACGGACGAGCCAGGCCTCACCCTCAGCGTGCACATGCCACCGCGCAAGGAGAACTGACATGCAAGCAACACCCCAGCAGGTCCGCCTGCTGCAGCACACGCTCGGCCTGAGCGAGCACCAGCGCCGATCCTTCCGCAATCACTTCGTCGCCGGGCCTGGCCACCACGACATGCCCGACCTCGATGCGCTGGAGCGCCTGGGCCTCATGGCCCGCGCCCGCACGCCAGCCTTCTGCGATACCAGCGACATCGTGTTCGTGACAACCACTGCCGGCGCCGCCCTGGCGCTGGAGCACCTGCCTGAACCAACACCGCCCGAGAAGCAGACCCAGTACCGCCAGTGGCTGGATGCGGACACCGGCTGCACGTTCCGCGAGTGGCTGTGCGGAAGCCGGCTGCCGAAGTTCGAGAAACGCGGCTACGTCCTCGACGGAACCCTGGAATACCGCATGTACCGCATGGTCTGGGACGGCGACTGGGACAGCTACTGCGACGTGCAGGGCCAGTGGGCCACCACGAAGAAGGAAGCAAAGGCCAGCTACAAGGCCGCGCTCGGCGCACGTAGGCAAGCACAGCGGACACCAAATCAACAGGAGATTCACCATGCGTGAACGCCCCATTCTCTTCAGCGGGCCGATGGTCCGCGCCCTGCTGGCAGGCACGAAGACCCAGACGCGCCGCGTCGTGAAGCCGCAGCCCGACTCCACACACAGCGGCTTCCCGTACTGGAACGTCGGCGGCTACCGCGCATCGTGGTGCCGCAGCGCGGCGGACGGCGGCCCGCTGGAGCCCGCGAACCCGCTGCTCTGCCACTATGGCCAGCCAGGCGACCGGCTGTGGGTGCGCGAGACCTGGAACTGGTTTGACCCCGGGACCATCCCCACCGACCGCGCCGGCGCGCGTGCACCATTCACAGGCAGCCAAGCCGGCCGAGATATCCCATGGGTGGCTGCCTACGCCGCTGATGGCCATCTACCTTACCCAGGGTATGAGGGCCGCGATCACTGGCGCCCGAGCATCCACATGCCGCGCTGGGCCAGCCGCATCACGCTCGACATCAAGGCCGTGCGCATCGAGAGGCTGCAGGACATCAGCGACGAGGATGCCCGCGCCGAGGGCATCGAGTGCATGGCAGGTGATCCGGAAAGTGGCTACCGCAACTACCTGGACAAAACGGGTCAAGACTGGACGCTGAGCCCGCGCGAGTCGTTCCAGAGCCTCTGGGAATCGATCAACGGCCCGGCCAGTTGGTCCACCAATCCCTGGGTCTGGCCACTTGATTTTCAGCGCGCCCAGGCGCAGCAGAAAGGACCTGCATCGTGAAAAGCCTCATCGCGCGATTCAAGGCCTGGCGCCAGCGCAGGTACTGGAAGAAACGGCATCTGGAGTTCATCCGCACGATGGTCTTGCAGGACTGGCGATGGCTGTCGGTCGATCCTGTCGGCAAGGAGATCACGGACCGCTACGAGAAGATCACAGCGTCCGATTGGCACAAGCTGGACCACGAGCCCATTGAGCAATTCCGCAAGCGCATCGGCATGTGCCCGCACGAGAAAGGACAGACCCCGTGACCACAGCACCAACACCGGCCCTGCTGCCCTGCCCGTTCTGCGGGTCGGCCAAGGTCGAAACCAAGAACGAGCACACCGACCTCAGCGGTGGCTACTACATAGAGTGCTCCGGGTGCCTTGCCTGCACAGGCCTTCGCTATGCATGCGGCGAAGATCCGCGGCCGCTGCTGGCAGAGCAATGGAACCGCCGGGCAGAACCTAAGGCGCGCAAGCCGCAACGACTGACCACCCGACGTGAAGTCACGGCAGATGGCAAGGTTCGCGTAACACGTGTACGAACAGACCTGGAGTTGCGCAAGTCGCTACCACCCGACGCCCTGGCCGACAAGTGCGAGGCCTGGCTGCAGGCCGGCGGCGCCGCAAACATCGTGGATGCATTTGAAGCTGGCTACCGGGCAGCTGAGACCGTCAATGAAGGAAAAAAACAATGAGCAACACTGACACCCTGAACCTCCGCGAAGCTGCGGACATCCTCAAGGTCCACGTCAAAACTGCAGAAGACATGGCTCGTGAAGGGACAATACCAGCCGCCAAAATTGGCCGGGCCTATGTCTTCATGCGCCGCGACGTGGTGCGCTTCGCCGAGCAGGCTATCAACAAGCAAACCGCCGACCGCATACTGAAGCGCTCACCAAAGCGCGTTCGCAAGGTCCGTTCCACGCAGGTTCGCGTAGCGCATTAGCATGCGCTGCGTCTTGTGACCCGTGATCTTCATGATCTGCGTCTCGCTCAGCGTGGTCCGCTCAAACAGGCGGCTGGTCGCTTCGTGACGCAGATCGTGAAATCGCAGGCCTTTGGCGCCAGCCTGCTCCATGATCCCCGCGTACAAGTTCGACAGGTAATCAGTGGTGGCATGCAGATCTTCATCGCGCTTTGACCACCAGGGAAAAATCAACGACTGCGGGCTGGGCACATCCAGGCCCCGCAGGTAGCTCTCCAGCACTCCAACTGCCACCGTGGACAACGGCACCTGCCGTTTGTCACCGTTCTTGGTCTTGTCCAAAAACACCGTTCGCCGCGGCAGGTCCACCTGCGCGAGCGTCAGCGTGTACATCTCGCGCATCCGCATGGCCGTCTCCACGGCCAGGACAAACAGGCATCGCAGCGCCGCCTGATGCTCCAGCTTCAGCGGCCGCTGCTTGCGCGCGAGCACTCCCCCATCGATCACGGCCAGCACGGCCTCATATTCCCCGCGCTCCAGGCGCCGGTCCCGCTCCACATCCGTCCGCGCACCGCCATCGGCCAGGGCGGCATCGGTCTTTGTGTACTGAGCATAGCCGTCTGGCAGCGTGCGCAGCGGATGATCAGGCAGGGACAGCAGACCCTTTCGCATGCCCCAGTCTGTGCACCTGGCCAGCGCCCCGACTTTGGCGCGGATGGTTGCCGGCGCCAGACTCTCCACACGCTTCATCTCCGTGATCCACCCGTCCACCCAAGCCGAATTGATCTCGCTCAGCGGGTAGTGACCACGGCTTTCGAGGATGGTGCCGAGGGCACTCCGATCCTTCGGCGACGGATGCGCATCACGCTCGTATTCGCGCACCAGCTCCTTGATCGTCAGCACCACCTCAGCTTTCTGATGCTCCGCCGGCACGATGCCTCGGGCCAGGAGCGCATCCAGCCTGGCCGCATATTCGTCGCCCTCGGCCTCGGTCGCAAAGGTCAAATAGAGCGGTTTGTCCAGCACGCCCCGGCGCTTGAACGTGTACTGCCAGGTGCCATTGGGGAACTGTTTCTTGCCTGCCAA